GAAACCGCAGACGATACGACCGATGCCGAAACGGAAGAAGGCGAACAGCCTGAGCCCGTAAAGGACGACGTTGTTATCGATGTGCAAGGCGAAAAGCTCCCGCTTTCGGAGCTTAAGGCCGGGTACATGAAAACTGCGGACTACACCCGGAAAACTCAGGAGATCGGCAATCAGCGCCGAAATCTTGAAGCACTCGCAACCCGCGTCCATCAATCGGTGGCCGCTATTTCTGATTTGTTGTCCAGCCAGATACCGCCTGCGCCCGATCCCAGCCTCGCCATGACCGATCCTGCCAAGTACGTGCAGGACAAGGCCATGCACGATGCCATGGTCGCACAGGTTCACGCGGTGCTGGAAAAGGCCAACGAGCCTAAGTCTGTTTTGAACCAGCTAACCGCTGAGCAGCGTTCCGAACTCTTGCAGTCGGAAAACGCCAAGCTTGCGGAGGCATTCCCGCAGACGACCAAGCCCGAATCCCGGAAGAAGTTTTTCGACGGCGTCAAAACCGTCGCGGACGAATTGGGGTTTTCAACCGACGAACTGTCGAGCGTCACGGATCATCGATTTTTCAAACTGGCGCACTACGCCAGAATGGGGATTGAGGCGGAAAAGTCCAAAGCCAAGGTCACTCAGAAAGTGGTCAAGGTTCCGCCGATGGCACCGAACAAGCGACAGGTCGAGGGCAAGGCGAAGCAAAATCAGGATGCCATGAAGAGGTTGCGGTCTACCGGGTCGATCCACGACGCAATGTCAATCGACTTCGAATAACCCATCTTCATAGGAGGGCCGAATGGCCGTCATCGCAAATACCTTTGTTACGACCTCTGCGGTCGGCAACAAGGAAGAACTGTCGGACGTGGTGTCGCGCATCACGCCTGAGGATACCCCGATCTATTCGATGATCACCAAGGGCAAGTGCAAATCGGTCCATCCCGAGTGGGAGACTGACGAACTGGCCGCGCCTGCGGAGAACATCGTCCCTGAAGGCACCGAATACACGTTCGGTGCCATCACCCCGCCCGAGCGGCTGGGCAACTACACCCAGATCATGACCAAGGACTGGATCATCTCCGGTACGCAGGAAGTTGTCGATGAGGCCGGTAACGTCCAGAAACGGAAGTACCAGAAGCTCAAGAAGGGCGTCGAAATCCGCAAGGATGTCGAGCTCGCCATCGTCACGAACAACGCCTCGGTCGGCGGTGCCACGCGCGAGTTCGGCGGCCTGCCGACGTGGATCGAGACGAACGCCAACCGCGATGCGGGCGGCACCAACGGCGGCTTCAATACAGGCACCGGCCTGACGGTCGCGGCTGGTAACGGCACCCAGCGGGCCTTTACGAAGGTCATCATGGATGACGTGATGAAGCAGGGCTACGAAGAGGGCGCGAATTTCCGCCATCTGGTTGCCTCGCCCTACGTCAAGAGCGTGTTTGTCACGTTCATGTCTGACACCAACGTGGCGTCGTTCCGCTACGCGGTGGACAACGGCAAGGGTAACAGCATCGTTGCCAACGCGGACGTTTACGAAGGTCCGTTCGGCAAGGTGATGATCCACCCGAACCGTGTCATGGCGACCTCGGGAGCGGTGGCCCGAAATGCGTTCTTCCTTGACACCGAGTTCCTTGAATTCCTCTGGCTGCGTAAAATCCAGGAGGACAAGGGCCTCGCGAAAACCGGCGATGCCGACAAGGGCGTCATCATCGGTGAGGGCACCTTGAAGGTGAAGAACGAACGCGGGCTCGGCGTTGCTGCCGATCTCTACGGCCTCACCTCGAACAGCTAAGGAACCGCAATCATGACCACTCTTGCTCCCATTGCGGTCACCGCTTCGACCGCCCTCACTCGCAAGATTCACGCTGGCACCGTTGTCATCGTGAGCGCTGCGGCTGGGCTTACGCTTTCGCTTCCCGCCGCGACCGGCGGGGGCGATGTCTACACCGCGTTCGTAAACACGACCGTCACGTCAAACGCGGTTATCATTGTGGCTCTGGGTACCGACATTATCCAAGGCGGTGTGAGCGTTTCGACCGATGCCGGCGGCGTCACGATCCTTGCCATCCCCACTGCTGACTATATCACGATGAACGGCAGCACCACGGGCGGCGTCAAGGGATCGTGGGTGGAACTGAAGGATGTTGCGGCCGGTGTTTGGATGGCCGGAGGCTTCCTCGTTTCCACGGGTGTGGAAGGCACACCGTTCGCCGCGACCTAAGCGAACGAACGTCAAACCCGAGGGGTCGGAGCAATCCGGCCCCTTTTTCAATGGAGAATGCCAAGTGACGGAAAACATGGTTCGCGTGGTGATCAATCGCGATTTCTGGGCCAAGAACGACGTGGAAGGGCAGCCCGCCATCCGCTTCCGCAAGGGATCGGAGATCGACGTTCCTATTGAGGCTGCGCTTGACGGCATCGAAAGCGGTGCGCTGTCCCGCGTGAAGCCCGACGCCAAGCCCGAGCCGAAGGCTAAGGGCCGCTAACGATGATCAAGGATGGTCAATGGACGTTGGTCGATTATGACCATGGGTCCGGCCGTTCGGTATGGGGTTATTTTGACGGGGCCAAACAGCACTACCGGGTGGACTATCCGGTAGAGGCGACAATTGCTTCGAATACGGCGGTCAGGAATGCCGCGCAAAAGGCATGGACAGGCGATTATCACCTGATCGCGTCTGTACCGCTGAATATCCTGCACGATGAGAATACGGGGCTGATGAAGGCCCACACCGAGGGGGACGACAAGTTCGTCTCGCGGTGGCTGAACTCTTCCGACAATCGGGCATGGCGCACAAAAGAAGGGAGAGTGTAAGTGGCCGCATTAGCCGATTACCTCGACCTCCGTTTCGCCGTTGGCGATCATGTCGGCAACCGTAACCTGTCCGATGTCATGCCGCGCTTTGTGCTGCTGGCCGAGGACATGCTGAACAAGCGGCTACGCTGCCGCCAGCAGATCACAAGCGCAACGCTGACACTGACGAACGGCGTTGTTTCGCTCCCGGCCGATTTCCTCGAAATGGTCAACGTCTATGGTGTTGACGGGCTGCCGCTGTTCTCTGCGCCGCTGGCCGACATCCAGCGCGAAGGCTCGCAATACTACCGCTACGCCATCAACGGCACGCAAATGCTGATCAAGGGCTTCAGCGGTACGCGCAACATCGAATATTTCTCCAAGATACCGACGCTCACCACGTCACCCACAACGTCTAACTGGCTGCTGGCGGATGCGCCGGACGTGTACCTCTATGCCGTGGCGCTAGAGGCAACGATCTTCCTCAAAGACACAGAACTAGGGCTCGGCACCAAGGCGCTTCTTGATGGAGCTATGGCCAATCTGAAGGTGGCAGATGATCGGGCGCGCTGGTCGAACACGACTACGCGGGTTCAAGGGGTTTGCCCATGACCCTTCTGACCATCGCCAAGGGCCTCGCGATCAATATGTCGCTGAGCGTGCCAACGGCCGTTGTCTCGAATGAGACTGACGAGAACCTGAGAACCATTCTGTTCACCGAAGAAGCTGGCGAGGAACTGGCGCGGCGGGTCGATTGGGCTGCACTGCGCAGCACCACGACAATCACGGGCACGGGCGCTAACGACAGTTTTTCTCTCCCTGCCGGTTTCTCGCGCCTGATCGACGGCAACGCAATTAAATCGGGCAGCACCCCTGTCCGCGTCGGTCTTAGCGCCGATGAATGGGCATCGCTTACGCCGGTTGTCGGCACCCCGCGATATGCCTATCTGACAGGATCGACCATTTCGTTCTTCCCGTATCTTGCGCTTGCTGCCACGGTCACCGTTACCTACCAGTCCCGAAACTGGTGCCCGAACGGGACGACATGGGGGAGTGACGGCGAGGAAGCCCTTGTTCCCGAAAAGCTGATCCAGAAGGGCGCTATCTGGCGCTGGCGGCGGCATATGGGCCAGCCGTTCGACGATCATCTGGCCGAATACGAAGCCACGCTTGCCGATACCGCGAAGTTCGATGGCGGGGTTCGTTCGCCATGATCAGGCCGGGCAGGGCTGCAACCCGAAACTCAACGGCGCGGTCGCCAACGTATCAGGTCAAATCGATCCCCGCGCCGACAATCGGGCTGATAGCGAATAACAATCTGGCAACGCCCATTCCTGGCGGCGCGGCGGTACTGAAGAATTTCATTCCAACCCCAACGGGCGCGAGGCTGAGGCGCGGCTCGCAGCGTCACGCCATCATCGGGCTAAGCGGCGCTCCCGTGACATCCATGTTCGCCTATGCGAACGGCAACAACAGGAAGATGTTCGCCGCCAACGCGACGGCTATCTATGACGTTACGACGCCCGCATTGTCGGAGGATCAGTTCCTTGTCGATGAGGACGGCGCGTTCATCGTCAATGACGATGGCGATTTCATCATCTTCGCTGGAACACCCGATGCGTCAGTGACGGGGCTAACCGGCGGGAACTGGTCGGTAGTCCAGTTTGCGACATCGGGCGGCGTGTATCTGTCCATGGTCAACGGCATCGATACGCCGAGGAACTATGACGGCACCAACTTTGCCACGACGCCCGCAATTACCGGTGTTGACCCGACCACACTATCTTACGTCTGGGTTCATCAACAGCGTTTGTTCTTTGTCGAGAAAGATTCGCTGAGCGCCTGGTATCTGCCGTCGGCTTCTATAGGCGGGGCAGCCGTTGAAATACCGCTTGCCGGTGTGTTCACGCTCGGTGGGTCGCTGCTGTTCGGGTCCAATTGGTCGCTGGAAACCGGCGCGGCTGGCCTGTCCGAACAGTGCATCTTTGTGACAACGGAAGGCGAGGTTGCGGTTTTCCAAGGAACCGACCCAAGCTCTGCCTCTACGTGGGCGAAGGTCGGCCAATACAAGATCGGCAAGCCGCTTGGGCCGAAGGCGCATTTCAGGGCGGGCGGCGATATCGTCATTGCGACCGATATCGGCTTGGTCCCGCTGTCTACTGCGCTGAAGAAAGACTTCGCGATTCTGTCGCAGACTGCGGTTTCGGCAAATATAGACACCATCTGGAACGAGGAAGTCCGAACGCGGTCAACTGACCCGTGGAATTGCGTTGTCTGGTCGCGCAACCAGATCGCTCTTGTGGTCCCGCCAAAGCTCAGCGGGCAAACTCCGGTCATGTATCCGATCAATACGCGCAACGGCGCGTGTGCGCAGATCACAGGCTGGGATGCAACGTGCCTGCTGGTTTTCGAGGATCGGCTGTTTTTTGGAACGGCGACCGGCAGGGTGATTGAGGCCAACGTCACAGGTCTTGACGAAAACACGCCCTACACCGGGGTTTATGTGCCGCTGTTTAGCGACCTCGATATTCCTGGCGTCAAGACGACGGGAAGGACAAGGGCTGTTCTGCTCTCGCAAAGCGCGGTCAACGACAAAATCACAATGCTCCGTGATTATGACACGTCACTACCGACCCCGCCGGACGCGGCAACTGTGTCTGTTGCTAACGCTTGGGATACGGCGATTTGGGGTGAGGGTATTTGGGGCGCTGGCACGGCCAAAACGACATATGCGAACTGGCGCGCAACGCCGAAGAACGGCAACGCGGTTGCCCCTGCCTTGCAGATTACAAGCGGTGCGCTGCCGCCGCTCGATGTCGAGATTGTAAAGCTTGATGTCGAGTTCACGACTGCCGAGACGGTCGTATGATCGTATGGGGCGGGGCGCGCAATCCCGACGTTCGGGATGGCATTGCCCGGTTTGTTGGTGAGCGTGTCGATGGCGGGCTTAGGGGGTTTGGCGACTGCACGACCATGGGCGTCATTCATGGTGAGACGCTTATTGCCGGTGTTGTCTACCACAACTACTCGCCAGAGGCCGGGACAATAGAGATTTCCGGGGCGGCGACGGATAAGCGATGGCTCACAAGACCTGTTCTGAAGGCGATGTTTGACTATCCGTTCAATCAGATCGGATGCCAGATGGTAGTGGCGCGGCATTCCGAACAGGACACGCCGCTGCGGCGGATGTGGGTCGCGGTAGGCGCGGTCGAGTACGTCATTCCTAGACTTCGCGGGCGGGATAAAGCGGAAGCCATTGCGCTGCTGACGGATGATGTTTGGCGGTCAAGCAAGAAGATTCAAGGACGAGAAATATGAGCAAACCTAGAGCGCCCGCGCCTCCCGATCCGAAGGAAACGGCTGCGGCTTCGACCGGAACGAACGTGGCAACCGCTCTGGCGAACGCGAGCCTGAACAACGTCAACCAGGTCGGCCCTGATGGCAGCAAGACCTATAGCCAGTCGGGGACGTACAAGTTTACTGATCCATACACGGGGCATTCTTACGATATCCCGAACTATACGCAGACCACGACGCTTTCGCCGCAACAGCAGGCGCTTTATGACCTCAACAACCAGACCGAACAAAACCTTGGTCGGATCGGCGTTGACCAATCGGCCAAGATCGGCGGGCTGCTCGGCACCAACGTAAACCTGACGAATGATGCGGTTGAGGGGCGTCTTAACGAGCTTGGCTCAAAGCGTCTCGATCCGCAATTCGCGCGGGATGAGGACGCGCTGCGTACCCGGATGGCCAATCAGGGCCTACAGCCGGGCTCTGCCGCATGGAACGCGGAGATGGAGCGGTTCGGGCAGAATAAGAACGACGCGCGCAATCAGTTGCTTTTGACCGGTCGTCAGCAGTCGATCCAGGAGATTTTGACCGAACGCAACCAGCCGCTAAACGAGATTATCGGCCTGATGAACGGCTCTCAGGTGCAGCAGCCGCAGTTCGGCGGGACGCCTCAGAATACGATCCCGACAACGGACGTGGCGGGGCTGATTAACACGAACTATCAGCAGCGCCAGCAGGCCGCACAGCAGGAAGCACAGCAGCAGAACGCCTTGATGGGCGGCTTGTTCGGTCTTGCTGGCGCAGGCGTGATGAAATACTCGGATCGCAGGCTCAAGAAAAACATCAAGAAAATAGGTAAGACCGATGACGGTCAAAATCTATACCGCTACGAATACAAGGGTAGCGACGTGCCGGAGATCGGCCTGATGGCTCAGGAAGCCGTCAAGAAAAAACCCGACGCGGTGAAAGTCATGCCGTCCGGGTTTATGGCGGTTGATTACGATAAGGCCCTCGGACTGATGGACGCCTGACAATGGCCTATATCTTCGACGCTGCAAAAGGCGAAACGCCGGGTTCTGTTTCCGAAAAGCGGAAGCTTGCCGACTCGCTGGCCGCGCGCATTTTTGGTCGCACTCCGAAGAATGTCGGGGAGGGACTGAATACGCTCGGTCAGGCTTGGATCGCCCGCACGATGCTCGACGAGGCGAACGCAGCGCAAAAGTCCGGCGAGGCAAGCCGCACTGGCGCTCTGTCAGAGATATTCGGCCCGATGATTACGGGTGGCATGGGAGGTGGCCCCGCGCCCATGTCCGGAGGCTCTAGCGCGCCCGCTGAGGCAATGGCACCCACGCCTATGGTCCCGTCTACTGCCGGGAAAATCTATGAGGCCGACGAGCCCAGCCCGCTCGATCCGCCGTCTGGTGGCGACCGTGAGGCGATGATCCGCACTATTCTTGGCGAGGCAGGCAATCAGCCTGCCGTTGGTCAGAATGCGGTCGCAAGTGTCATTCGTAACCGCGCTGTTGCGGGCAATTTCGGTGGGGATACCCCCACTGGGGTTGTGACCGCACGCAACCAATTTGAGCCGTGGAATACGCAGGATGGTCGCTCCCGCATGGCTGCTGCCGCGAGTGATCCGGCGAAGCGCGCCGCTGCCGATGCCGCTATTGCCGCTGCTTATGGCGAGGGCGGGGTAGCCCCTGCCGATCCGACGAATGGCGCAACGCACTTCTTTGCTCCAAAGGCGCAGGCGGCGCTTGGTCGCCCGGCCCCGTCCTGGGGCCGTGGCCCGGGGCAGGATATCGCGGATCATCGGTTCTTTGGTGGCGCGGGCCAGCCGCAAGTCACGGCGGGACAACAGGTCGCCGCTGTTGATGACGCAGCACTGCCCCCGAACGCCACGCCGACACAATCGCAGCCGATGCGCCAGCAAGGCCCGTCCATTGAGCAGCTTATGCGGGCCGCCAATAACCCGTGGCTTCAGCCCGGCGATCAGGCTCGCATTAACATGCTGCTTAAGCAGCGTATCGAGGAAGAACAGCAAGCGCGCGACCCGTTGCGCCGCCTTCAGATTCAGAAGGCCGAGCGCGACCTAGCAGACGGCAAAAACCCGGAAAGCGTGCGCGAATACGAATACGCCAAGGGGCAGGGCTTTACCGGATCGTTCTCTGACTGGATTGCGAGCAAGCGCGCTGGCGCTGGGGAATACGGTTTGACGCCAATCTGGGGCACCGGGCCGGACGGCAAGCCCGCTTATATTCAGCCCGGCAAGAGCGGTGATGCTCGGTTGGCGAAGCTGCCTGATGGCTTCCAGATTGCCCGTGATCCGATCCGGGTGGACGCTGGCGACCATTACGTTTTGCTCGATCCGCAAACGCGCCAGCCTGTAGGCCAAGTCAAGAAGAACTTGGCTGAAGCCTCTGCGCAGAGGGAAATCGGCACCGAACAGGGCAAGGCCCGCGTAAATCTCCCTGCAACTCTCTTTAAGGCCGAACAGTCATTGAGCGTCATTGATCAGATGATCAATCACCCCGGCCGAGAAACTGCGACCGGACTTAGCGGCACGCTTGACCCCAGAAACTACTTCGGGGGCACTGACGCTAAGAACTTCCAGGTCATGGCGAAGCAGCTTGAGGGCAAGGCGTTTCTTGAGGCGTTCGAATCCCTCAAGGGTGGCGGCCAGATTACGGAAATCGAAGGCGCGAAGGCCACGCAGGCTATGGCGCGTCTTGACCGTGCGCAATCTGACGCGGAATACGTCGCGGCGCTTAAAGAACTCCGGGGTGTTATTGCCGCCGGAATTGAACGCGCGAAACAGAAAGCGGGCGTTGCTACTGGCACCGCATCTGCCGGTCCAGCGGCATCTGCCGGTCCATCCATCGATGACCTCGTTAAGCAATACGGCGGAAACTGATGGCCACACTCGAACAGTTATCGACCGCACTAAGGAACGCAGACGCGGCCGGTGATACGCAGGCGGCGCAGGCTCTCGCCTCTGAAATTCGCAAGTTGCAGACTGCCCCCGCCGCTGCTCCTGCCCCCCCGTCTGATCCATACCGGCAAGCGGCTATCGAGGATCGCCAGCGTATCGAGGCGAGCGGCACGTCTGCGGACGCAGGGATGGCCCGTCTCGCCATTCAAGGCGCTACCTTCAACACGGCGGATGAAGTTCTTGCGGGCCTGCGCACTCCTATGGAGATGATCCGGCGCGGCACGTTCGATCCGCGCGAGGGTTACAAGCACGCCAAGGCGCAAGAGGATTTAGCGTTAGAGGAAGGCCGCAAAAAAGCAGGATATGCGGCAACGGCGGCAGAACTTGCCGGTGGCATCATGACTGGTTCTGGTCTGGCCCGTGGCGGCGTTAGCGCCATGCGGTTTCTGGGACCGAATGCAGGGATTGGCGCACGCTCTGCCGCCGCTGCGGCCGATGCCGGGCTCATGGGAGCGGTTGCTGGCGGTGCAGAAGGCAACAGCCTTGAAGAGCGCGGCATGAATGCGCTGACCGGCGGTGCTACTGGCGTGGCAGTCGGCGGGGCCATGCCCGGATTGATGAAAGCGGGCGGCGCTGTGCTTTCGCCGCTCACTAGTCAAGTCGGCGCGCGTCTCAACCCGGAGAGGTACGCCCGCAATCAGGTCGCGCGGGCGATCATGGAAAGTTCGCGGACCCCGGCACAGATCGCTGATGACGTTGCCCTCGCCGCGCGCGAAGGTCAGGGCATGTTCACGGTCGCGGATTCGATGGGCAATCCCGGCCAGCGGATGCTTTCGACGGTCGCGCGGTCACCCGGCGTTGGCCGGACGAACGCTGTTGAATTTCTGGAACAGCGGCAGGCCGGGCAGGGTCGCAGGATTGCGAACGCCTTGATGGAGGGGTTCGATACGCCAACCACGGCGGCTCAAACCCGCACGGCCATGACTGCGGCGCGTGACACTGCTGCTGATCGGGCGTATGGCGCGGCGCGTGCCGGTGCAGGCCCAGTCGATGTCTCACGGGTGGTCGCCAACATCGATGACACGCTACAGCCCGGCGTAAACAGGATTGTTAATCCACAATCCGGCATTGCTGACGACTCAATCGAAAGTGCTCTGGCGTCCGTACGGTCCCGGCTGACCGATGGCCGCTCTGTGCAGACAGATTTTACCTCACTGCAAAGGCTGCGCTCTGACCTGTCTGATCGTATACAGGTCGCAACGCGGGCCGGGCGCGGCAACCAAGCCAGGATGCTAGGTCAGGCGCTTCGCGAACTCGATACTGCTATGGAGAATGCTTCCCCCGGCTTTAGGGCGGCTAATCGTCAGTTTGCGCAATCATCCCGCAACATTGATGCTATTGACGAAGGCACAGCGGCAGCAATGCGGGGCCGGACTGAGGACACCATTCCGGCATTCCGCAATCTTTCTGGCGAAGGTCAGCAGGGATTTCGCGCCGGGTATGTTGACCCGCTTGTGCAGCAGACCCAAGGCGCTGCGATGGGCGTAAATAAAGCGCGCCCCCTGATTAATGATGCTTTCGCGGATGAAGTTGCGGCCATCGCGCCTCAGCGCACCCAAGCGCAAATGCAGCGCCGTATCGGGCGCGAGAACACGATGTTTGAAACACGGGCGCAGGCTCTAGGCGGGTCGCGTACAGCCGATAACCTTGCAGACGAAGCCGCGATGGGTGCTGACCCGTCGATGATTGCAAATCTTATATCCGGCAATTGGGGTGGCGTAGCGCGAGGGGCTATGACTGCCGGTCAGAACGCTTTGACTGGCAACACCCCGGCGGTTCGCGAGGAAGTGTCTCGAATACTGTTGATGCGGGGCGGCAACGTCACGCCGCAGCAGATGCAGGGCATTCTTGAACAGGCGGTGCAGCGGATACAGTTGCGCCAGTTGATTATGGGGCAGGCTGGGCGCGGTCTTAGCGGTGGTCTTGCGGTGGCTCCTGCGACTCAACAGCAGGGTCGCTAACAAACTCTCCGCAAATCTGCTGGACGATGAAACCGAGTAGCGCGCCGCCAATTGCGTCAAAGAAGTACATCGGCCCTGTTGCGTCGTGCATGAACGTACCGACTGCAATCATAACGAGGACTGCAACACCAACCGGCCATCCTGCGGCGAAGAACGGTTCGCCTTTGATGCCTTCGGCCCGGTATTCGCTGCGCTTCAAATCGATGTGTTTTCTGTCCATCCGCTGAGTCTACCCGCAAATCGGACGTTCCGAAAGGCCCCCTAACCGGGGCCTTTTTCTTTGGAAGATCAACGCCATGCCCTTTGACGCACAAGGAAACTATTCCCTTCCGCAAGTCTATCTTGCGGAAACGGGCACGACGATTGAAGCCGCGCAGCACAATACCCCGTTGCAGGATTTGCAGTCGGCGCTTAGCAGTCTGGTGCTTCGCAGTGGTGTTGCCCCGTTCACAGGGCAGCTTAAGGGCTTTGCCGGAACCGTTTCCGCCCCCGGCATTTCCTTTAACGCCGCTACGTCATCCGGCATGTTTAACGACGGCGGCAATCTTGGGCTTGCGAGCGCCGGGGCCAAAGTCGGCTTTGTTTACATCGGCGCGGGCATGGATTATTGGGGCACGACCGCTCCGGCCGGCTGGCTATTCCCATACGGGCAGGCAATTTCCCGCACGACCTACGCCGCCTTGTTCGCTGTACTTGGCACGACCTACGGCGTTGGTGACGGGTCAACTACGTTCAATATGCCAGACAAGCGCGACCGCGCGTCCTTCGGCAAGGGCGACATGGGCGGCACTGGCGCGGGCCGCATCACGGGCGTCCCGGCGGGCGGGTGGGTAGGCACTACGCTAGGTGCCGCTGGTGGCTCGCAGTCGCATCAGCTTGTCGCCGCAGAGCTTCCGACCATCACGCCGACCACCGCCAGCATCACGCAGCCCGCATTCGGATACGAACGGACGAGCATCGGATCGACGACGCCCGCCGGGACGGGGGGGTCAACCGCCGCCGCCCTTCTTGCCTCCACTTCTACCGCTGCATCCCAGACGCAGAACGTAGCCGTGACGATGAACTCGTTCGGCAGCAACGGCGCTCATAACAATCTGCCTCCCGGCATCGTCTGCAACTACATCATATTCGCAGGCGCTTAAGCACACCGCGTTTCGATTTTCGGGCCGTCCTTCGGGTCGGCTTTTTTGATTCAAGGATCAGGCAATGGGCACAGTCAACGCTTTTCCACTTACGACGGTCGTTGCACAAGAGGCGATCACAAGCCTGTTGTTCCAATCCACCTCGACGACCAGCATTACCTTGGGGACTGACCCGGTAACGCTCGTCACCCAGACGGGCCGATTTTACCCGGTGGGGAATTATATCAAGGCGTCGTCTGCCGCCAATGAAAATAATTTCATGGTGTTGAAAGTTACGTCCTACGTGGTCGATAAACTTTCTGGCATCTTGGTAGAACAGGGCGGGTCCGGCACCTTTGCCGACTGGATTATTCGTGCGACTGGCGCGACCATCGCAGCGTACAGCGGCACGTCTGTCACCTCAAACACTATTGGATCATCCGGCACCAAGACGTTCGACACCCAATCTTGGCTTTCCTATCAGCCCGGCACGCGCGTCCGGGCCGCCGACGCTTCCGCTCCGACCGTCAACTGGATGGAAGGCGTCGTTACGTCCTACGCGGCGGGCAGCCTTGCTTTCACGGCGGACAAAAGCCTTGGCTCTGGCACGCTGACTAACTGGACGCTGAGCGTCGCGGGTCAGCCGGGCGTTGATGGCCTCGGGACTGGTGATGTTGTTGGCCCTGCGTCCGCTACTGCCGACAGTCTGGCGCGGTTTGACGGAACCACTGGCAAGCTGCTCAAGAACGGTGCGGTTGTCGGGACCGATGTGGCTGGCCTTGCTGTATCGCAGGCTTTCACCAAGCCGCAGGGCTATGCCGAAGCCGCATTGACCTACACGTCAGGCGGAACGACCGCATGGGACGTTGACGTTGCGCCGCTGGCCACTCTTGCCCTCGCTACTGGTAACACGACTATGGGCGCACCGAGTAACGTGGTGGCCGGGCGGGTCTACTCCATTCGCATCGTGCAGGATTCGACGCCCCGAACCATCGCATGGAACG